GTACCGGTCAAAGGGCAGCCCTGAAGAGGGCGAGTTTGCGGACCCGGAAGCGTCGTTATTTGGTGGGCGCGATGATGTGCCGGCACCAGCACCGGCGCGCAACAAGGTTCTGGATGAGATTTTGGGGGCGGGCGAGACGGCCCTGACACTGGGCACGGGTGCGGCGGCCAGCTTGGTTGGCATGCCGTATGGACTGTACAAGGGCATTACGGGGGGCAACTACGGCAAACGTGCGGGCGTCGAGCAGGCCGATCGGGAGGCCCTAGCCTTCATTGAGCGCAACACCTACCAGCCTCGTTTGGAGTCGGGCCGGGAGAACTTAGCGGCGATTGCCAAGATCGCGGACCGGATGAAGCTGGCCCCCACACCGGGTGGCGCGGCCTTGGCGTCGCTTGCCCGGCCGTCGGCGGTAAAGGCGCAGGTCGAGCGCTTGGGGATGGCGGCGGAGAAGAAGCTCGAGGGCCCCGTCACGCGGACCTTGGAAAAGGGCGGCAAGGCAGCGGACCTGTTGCGGTCGTTTGAGACGCAGCCTTCGCGGGCTGTGCGCCCTACGGGCAGCACGCTTGACCTGTCACCGGCGAGTGCCCGGGTTTTGGACAACGGAGACATTATCAGGCGTCCGGCGTCGCCTATCAGGGTTATCTTAGATGAAGGGAAAGCAGGTGCGGGTGTCTCAACAAGCACCCCCGTCTTGCCAAACATTCAACAGTTTTGGGACAAAAAAGCTCGAAACTACTTTGAAAGACAGTTTGGAACCCCTGACGACCCCATCGCTGATGCACTGATAAGTGGAAAAATTAAAGGGGACAAGATAGGCGACATTGAAAATTTCCCAAGCTACATCACAGAGGCGACGCTTAAGGGCAAGACACGCGAAAGGGAGGTCAGTCCCGGTGTTACCGAGACGCGGTTCTTCCCAGAATTCCCTAAGGCCATAGAAGACCTCACACGTCGATATGACACGGCCACTGGACTAGAAGGCAGGCTGGTGACTCAGGAGCCTGGACTTACAAACCCTAACTACACCAACATAACAAGCAACCTGGGCGAAGCACGTGAACGGGCTACAAGCGAGTTTATTGAAGACCAGATGATAGGACAAGGGGTGCGGCCTGAGCTGATAAACACCCAAACCCGCATAGTTGCGCGCTCTGAAAAAGACCCTACTCAAATAATAGGTCCCGATCGGGGCAAAAAACTCCTTGAAGAGTATGAAAAATCTTTAAGAGGAGAAGCAACGGACCTTTCAATGTCCACTCTCACCGCTATACAAAAAGGGGAGCCTATTTACGACGTCGAGTACATGCGGCCGGTTGTAAAGCAGCTTTTTGATCCAGCACGGGTAAATAAATACCTCGAAACGCTGCCGCCCCGTGAAATAGATTCCATGCGTTTTGAAGATGTGATCACAAACACCAACAAAATGTTTTTAGATCGGGACAGCGCAGAGGCCTTAGTGGCACGAATTAAATCAGGCAAAAGAGTGCCCGATTCGGTGTTCTCTAAGGGCGTAAGCCAGCCGTTACTGTCGTTTGACAAGGATTCAGGGCTGGAAGGGTTTGCTTGGAAGCGCATAGAAGAACGTGCAGCTACCATACCCGAGGGCGCGTATGTGGGGCACTCAGTAGGGGGCTACGAGCTCGGTGGAGCGGGATACCCCAAAGAAAAGATGGACGGGTTTAACACTGGCAAGTGGCAAGTGTATACTCTACGTGACAACCGAAATAGACCTGTCAACACAATTGAAGTATTTATGCTGGACGAGGACAGCCCTGTAGTAACACAAGTCAAAGGGGACGGCCGTGCCACAGGTAACACCGCCCCTGTGAAGTACGACAAGGCCGTTCTTGACTTCTTTGACAAGTACCTCAAGCCGGTAGCGATTCAAGAAAAAGATGAACTCTTGACGCCCTTGCTGTTGCAGTACAAAAATGGCATGAACGCCGGCTTTAAAATGCCGTAAAGATAGGAACACACATGGCAATCGAAAAAGCAATGAACCAAATGCCCTCCCTTGAGGTGGTGATTGGTGGCAAGGGCATCCCAGACATGGGGTCCGACATCGAAATCATCATCGAAGAGGATGGCGGTGCCATTGTGGAGATGGGCGAATCGGACGCCGAGGAGGTGGACTTCTACGCCAACTTGGCAGCGGTCATCGATCCGGACGACTTGACAGGCGTGGGCCTTGAAGTCTCGGCCATGTTCGAGGCCGACAAGGGCTCTCGCTCCGATTGGGAGGAGATGTACGCCAAGGGCCTCGATCTGTTGGGCTTTCGCATGGAGGAGCGCACCAAGCCGTTCCGTGGTGCGGCCGGTGCAACGCACCCGATGCTCACCGAGGCCATCATCCAGTTCCAAGCGCAGGCGTTTAAGGAGCTCATGCCCGCTGGCGGCCCTGTTCGCACGCAGATTATGGGTAAGGAAACGGTGGAAAAGTTCCAACAGGCCGGCCGTGTGCAGGACTTCATGAACTACCAGATCACCACGGTGATGGAAGAGTACACGCCTGAGTTTGACCAGCAGCTTTTCTACACCGGATACGGTGGCTCGACCTTCAAAAAGGTCTACTACGACTACCAACTCGGTCGCATGGTCTCCAAACTGTGCTTGGCCGACGACGTGTACATCCCTTACAGCGGCTCAAGCGTCGTGTCCCAGTGCCCGCGCCTGACCAACCGCATCGCCATGGACTCCAACGAGTACAAAAAGCGTGCTTTGGCCGGGGAATACTTGGATTTGGACGCGGAGACGTACTCCACACCTGCCTCGGGCAACCAGATTCAAGAAGCGGTGGACAAAATCACCGGCATTCAGCCCACCACGGACATTGGTGAGGTGTTTTTGCTCGAACAACTGGTCGATTTGGACATCCCGGGCTTTGAGGACGTGGGTGAAGACGGCCAACCGACAGGTGTGAAGCTCCCGTACGTGGTCACGATGATCGAAGACAGCCAGCGGGTGGTGGGAATCCGCCGAAACTGGAAAGAAGACGACAAAAAACACCTGCGCCGCAACTACTACGTGCATTACGTGCTGGTCGAGGGCCCAGGTGCCTACGGTTTGGGCTTTGTGCACCTGATTGGTGGCCTTGGCAAGGCCGCGACCAGCGCTTTGCGCCAATTGATTGACGCTGGAACGCTCGCCAACCTGCCTGCAGGCTTCAAGGCCAAGGGCGCGCGGATCGCGGACGACTCCACACCCATCCAGCCCGGCGAATGGCGCGACATTGACGCCGGCGGCGCGGAACTTGCGGCCTCTCTTTTGCCGCTGCCGTACAAAGAGCCCAGCCAGGTGCTGTTTGGTCTCTTGGGCTTCTTGGTGGACGCCGGCAAACGCTTGTCCAGCACGGCCGACATGCAGGTGGGCGACGGCAACCAGTACGCACAGGTGGGAACGACCTTGGCGCTGCTCGAGCGCGGCTCGATGGTCATGTCCAGCATCCACAAGCGCCTGCACTACGCCCAGACGCTGGAGTTCAAGCTCTTGTTCGAGGGTTTTGGCGAGTACATGCCCGATGAGTACCCGTACGAGGTCCCCGGTGCGAGCCGCAAGATCAAGAAGTCAGACTTCAACACGATGGTGTCGGTGCAGCCTGTGGCCGACCCCAACATCTTCAGTTCTGCCCAGCGCATTCAGCTCGCTCAGATGCAGCTGCAGCTGGCCCAAAGCGCCCCGAACATGCACAACATGTACGAGGCCTACTACCGCATGTATGCCGCGCTCAACATCCGTGACATTGACGGCGTGCTGCTGCCGCAGAACACCAACACGCCCCGTGACCCTGCGTCGGAGAACAGTGACGTGCTCAATGGCATGAAGCTCAAGGCTTTTGCTGGTCAGCAGCACGACGCGCACATCACGGCTCACTTGTTGATGGGCTTGTCCGGTAATCTGCAGGCCAACCCCATGGCAGCGTCCGAGTTGCAAAAGCACATCTTGGACCACGTGCGTCTGAAGGCCGAAGAGGACGTGGAAGCCGACTTGTTCAAGGCCTATGGCACCGATCCGGACCGCATGGTCTCGCTGATCCAAAAGGAAGGCATGATTGCCATCAAGATCGCGGTTTTCATGCAGGAAGTCAAGAAGTTGCAGGAAGACCTTTCGGGTGCGGGCGAAGAGGGCCCCGATCCGTTGATCAAGCTGAAGGAAACCGAGATTCAGCAGCGCGCGCAGGCGGACCAGGCCCGCATTGGCATTGACCAGCAGCGTCTGGCCTTGGATCAGCAAAAGCAGCAAGAGAACACGCAGATCAATCGCCAGAAGCTGCAAATCCAGCAGCAAAAAAACAACCAAACAGGAGGCTGACATGCCCACCAAGAAACCCGCACCCAAGAAGCCTGTTCAGTCCGCGCCCAAGAGCGGCATGCCCAAGACGCCCAAGGGTGTGCAGGGCCCGTTCAAGGTCGTGAAGAAACGCGATGGCAACAATCCAGTTAAGCTATACTGAGACGTGAGTAAGCGCTATCAGACGGGGCCTTGTGCCGTCTGCTTTTCATGGAATTCACCATGCTCGAATTTGCAGAAGCAGTTCTGAAGGAAATCAGGAAACTACAAGACCAATCTAAACAGATTGTCTTGGCAGGCACCATTTCAGACATGGAGCGTTACCGCTTCATGATGGGTCGCCTTGAAGGTTTGAGAATGGTCGAAGACTCCGTGAAAGACTTACTTAAGAAGCACACGGGCGACGACGATTTAACCACCTGAAAGGAAGACCATGGAAGCCACCGCAACCCCTGATATTGAAATGACAGCCCTTGAGCGCAAGTGGGCCGATGAGGCGGCAAACAAGCCCCCTGCATTGGAGGACGCGTACACCGAGCTGGGGTTTGACCCCGAGAAGCTCAGTCAAGCGGTTGTCGACACCATTCCCCAGCCTACCGGATGGCGCATTGCCATCCTCCCCTATCGCGGTGCAGAGAAATCCAAAGGCGGCATTGTGCTGGCCGAGGAGACTCAGCGCCGCACGCAGCTTGGCACCGTGTGCGGCTACGTGCTCAAGGTAGGGTCGCTGGCCTATGCTGACCAGTCCAAATTCCCCACCGGCGCATGGTGCAAGGAAGGCGACTGGATCATCTTTGGCCGGTACGCGGGTGCGCGAATCCCAATCGACGGTGGCGAGATTCGTCTCATCAACGACGACGAGGTACTTGGAGTGGTGAACAGTCCCGAAGACATCTTGCACATGTAAGGAGCAGTGAAATGAACGAACAGTTGGAATTCAAGATCGGTGAGGACGAGAGTCCAGCCACCGTGGCTATTGGGGAGGACGGCGCTGCTGAATTGCTGGACCAGCCCCAAGCCCCTGAGATAGAGCAGGTCTCGTCACAGCCCGCCAGTTCTGGCAGCGGCGAGTTGGACCAGTACAGCGAGGGCGTGAAAAAGCGCATCGACAAGCTGACCGCTCGCCTGCGCGAGACCCAGCGCCGTGAGCAGGCAGCCCTGGAGTACGCCAAGAGCGTGCAGGCCCGGGCCACGCAGCTCGAGCAGCAGTACATGACGGTGGACAGCGAGCGCTTGGGCGAGGCCAACGGCCGCGTGCAGACGCAAGTGGTTGCCCTCAAGCAAATCATCCGCAAAGCCCGCGAAGAGGGTGACATTGACACCGAGACGGAAGCCCAGCAGCGTTTGACCACGCTGACCATGGAGCAAAGCCAGATCAACGTGGCTACGCAGCAACGCGAGCAACAGCAGCAACAGTGGAACCATCAGCAACAGATTGCGGCCCAGCAGGCCGCACAGCCGCCTAGACAACAGCCCCAGCAGGAGGTTGATCCGCGTGTGGAGGACTGGGCTGAGCGCAACCCTTGGTATGGCCGTGATACGGCCATGACGCACGCTGCTTGGGGCATCCACCGACAGTTGATTCAAGTTGAGGGGTTTGACCCCAGCAGCGATGCGTATTATGATGAGCTTGACACACGCTTGAAGCAGACCTTCCCCCAGAAATTGGGTGGAGGTCAGCAGACGCAAAACAGGGCCGCCAGAACCGTGCAAACGGTGGCTCCTGCATCCCGGTCATCGGGTATAAACAGCGCACGCCGCACTGTCAAATTGACACCAAGTCAAGTTGCCATTGCCAAGAAGCTGGGTGTTCCTCTCGAGGAATATGCCAAGTACGTAAAGGAATAAACCATGTCAGACGTCAAATTACCCACTCTCAATCGCACTTCACGCGGCGTCGAAACCCGTGAGAAAGATGCGCGACGCAAGCCTTGGGCACCCCCTTCACGACTGGACGCGCCTCCTGCGCCTCCGGGATACAAGCACCGTTGGATTCGGGCTGAAGTTGGTGGTATGGACGACCGCACGAACATTTCAGGCAAACTCCGTGAGGGGTATGAGCTGGTTCGTGGGGACGAGTACCCCGACTATCACGTCCCAACAGTGGAAGACGGCCGACATGCTGGCGTGATCAGCGTGGGAGGTTTACTTCTTGCTCGTATCCCTGTGGAAACAGTTGAAGAGCGCAATGCGTATTACCGAGACAGAGCGAATGACCAATTGCAGGCAGCGGACTGACAATGAGCTGTTGAAGGCCAATGCACACAACAGCATGGTCATTGACCGCCCTACCCGTCGCTCCCGCGTATCCTTCGGCGGCTCCAACAAGGGCTAACGAATCCATCTTTTTTAAGGAATGACAAATGGCGAACATCGACAAAGCCTTTGGTCTGCGCCCGATCGGTAACCTTTCTGCTACTGGTGCCCAGAAGCAATACGGTTACGAGATTGAGGACAACCAAGCTGGCGCAATTTTCCAAGGTGACCTAGTCACCATCGTAGGAGGCTATGTTGTTAAATTTCTCCCGGCCACGCATGCGGCGGCCTTGGGCGTTCTTAACGGCTGTAGCTACATCGACCCCACCACTGGCAAGCCCACCTTCAAGAACTTCTATCCTGGTTCTGTCAACATCACTTCTGGCAAGATCATTGCCGATGTGCTTGACGACCCTAGTCAGTTGTTTCTTATCCAGGCAGACGAGGACATCGTGCAAGCTGACATCGGCAAAAACGCTGACGTCGTGGGCACTGGCGGCAGCACCACCACTGGTGTTTCCACCATGGAACTCGACTCTTCCACCATCGCAGATACAGCAGCGCTGAACCTGAAGATTGTGGGCCTGTATAACGTCCCGGGCAATGCGTTGGGCAACTTTGCAACTGTCGTTGTGAAAATCAACGAGCATTTGTACGGTAGCTCTGGCGTCAAGGCCGTGACCTAATCTAAAGGAACTGAAAAATGGCAATCTCACGTGCACAACTAGTTAAGGAACTTGAGCCCGGTCTCAACGCCCTTTTCGGCCTCGAGTACAAAAACTACGAGAACCAACACACCCAGATTTACACCATCGAATCCTCAGACCGTGCGTTTGAAGAAGAAGTGATGGAATCGGGTTTTGGTGAAGCCCCTGTGAAGACCGAAGGCGCTGGCGTTTCGTACGACCAAGCACAAGAAGTCTACACAGCGCGCTACACCCACGAGACCATCGCTTTGGCGTTCTCGCTGACCGAAGAAGCCGTTGAGGACAACCTCTACGACCGCCTGTCGGGACGCTACACCAAGGCATTGGCCCGCTCGATGGCTCAGACCAAGCAGATCAAGGCTGCGGCCGTGTTGAACGGCGCTTTCACCACCTCCGTTGGTGGCGATGGCGTTGTTCTGTGCGCAACCAACCACCCCACCCTGTCTGGTCCTAACCTGTCCAACACCTTGGCAACCCCCGCCGACTTGTCCGAGACCTCCTTGGAACAAGCTCTGATCGA